AGCAAAGCACCAGCCTGTCGATATCGGGCCAAAATATTCAGGGTACAATTGAGGGGGGAGACGCCTCTACTTTTTAAAGAGCAAGGTAATTAAAACATGGCCGTACAGATACAACTTAGAAATGACAGCTCTGCCAACTGGGCATCAGCCAACCCTGTCCTAGCTCAGGGTGAAGTAGGCGTTGAGAACGATACAGCACTACTCAAGGTAGGAGACGGTTCTACCTCGTGGAATTCGCTGGCTTATGTATCAGTAGACAAATCACAGGTTTCATACGAGCACACTCAAAGCTCTACAAGTAATACTTGGTCGATAGCCCACAACTTGGACTTCTATCCGACCGTACAAATCTTCGACTCAGCTTCAAACCTAGTCGAGGGCGCTGTCAGCCACACTGACGCAAACAACATAACCATAACCTTCTCCGCGTCAATCTCGGGGAAGGCTTACCTCTCCTAAGAAAGAAAGAGTAAATGGCAAAGCAATTCCTAACAGGGCTTGACCTCAACAAGAATGAGCTGCTCAATGCCAGGATTCAAAACCTGTCAACTGCGCCCTCATCTCCTGTCGCTGGTCAAATTTACTACAACACCACCGACCAAACACTTCGCTACTACGACGGAACTGGTTCCGCTTGGATTAGCCTAGCAATTGGCGGTAGCGTTGATGACGCAATCTCGAATGCAATCAATGCTTTGGACACCGATGACATCGAAGAAGGTAGTACTAATCTTTACTACACCGATGCTCGCGTTGACACTTATGTGTCAGGCAGCATGTCTACCGATGACCTATCGGAAGGTTCAACCAACCTCTACTTTACCGATGAGCGTGCTCAAGATGCTATTGGTAACGCAATTACTGGTGGAACTCAGACCAACATCTCCGTTACTTACGACGACGCTAGCAACACATATAGCTTCGTTGCAGAAAACGGTGTAGCAGACTCCGACACTGACGACCTATCTGAAGGTTCAACTAACCTTTACTACACGGACGCTCGCGCTCGTGGTGCAGTCAGCTCTGGTGACGACTACATTGCATACAACTCCTCGACTGGTGTCTTCACCCTTGACACTGCCAACGCTGCAACTGTTGCATACGTTGACCAAGAGGTTTCGGATGTAAACAACACCATCAACGGTCTAACCACCTCCGACATCGCAGAGGGTACTAGCCTCTACTACACCGATGCTCGTGCACGTGACGCCGTAGCAGCTGGTGACAACACCCTTACCTACAACAGCTCAACTGGTGTCTTCACTGCTAACACCTCAACCTTGGCTCTCAAGAGCTACGTTGACTCTCAGGTGCAGGCATCTGCACAGGGTCTTGACGTCAAGCAGTCAGTTCGTGCAGCTACCACAGCAAACATCACCCTATCGGGAACTCAGACAATTGATGGCGTATCGCTATCAGCTGGTGACCGCGTACTGGTAAAGAACCAGACTGATGGCACCGAGAACGGTATCTACGATGTAGTTGATGGTGGTTCATGGACCCGCTCAGCTGACGCTGACTCGGACTCCGAGGTAACTGCAGGTCTGTTCACCTTCGTAACAGAAGGTACCTCTCAGGGCGACACTGGATGGGTTGTTTCCACCAACGATGACATCACCGTTGGAAGCACGTCAATTGCCTTCACTCAGTTCTCTGGTGCAGGTGTTATCTCCGCTGGTGACGGTATTGTTCAGAACGGTACAGTCTTTGACATCGTTGGAACCTCAGACCGCATTACTGTAAACGCTGACTCCATCGACATTGCTGCTACCTACGTTGGTCAGACCTCGATTACCACAGTTGGAACTCTAACCTCTGGTACATGGACCGCAAACACCATCGGTGTTCAGTACGGTGGTACTGGAGTTACCTCACTTGCTTCTGGCGAGTACGTATTGGGTAACGGAACTGGCGGCCTAACCACCAGCGCAACCGTTCCAGTTGCTGACCTTGATGGCACTCTCGCTATCAGCCAAGGTGGTACTGGTGCAACAACCGCTGCTGGAGCTCGCTCCAACCTCGGTGCAACCACCAAGTACGCTGCAAGCAACGCGGAACTAACCCCTTCAAGCGGCTCAGTCACATGGACTGTGTCACACAACTTGAACACCGCTGACACGGTCGTATCGGTCCGTGACCTCAGCAGTGACTCGGTTGTCGAGGTGGACGTAACCCACACCGACGCCAACACGATTACCCTTGCATGGAACTCTGCAGCCACCGTTGCTGCTAATAGCTACCGCGTAGTTGTAATCGGATAAATAAGGTAAAATAGGACAGAAGAAAGAGGTCGTTTTAAAATGGCAAGTAAGAAATTTCTTACCCCGATTAACATCGTCCAAGGCTCATCGTTTCCAGCGGACGCCGAACAAGGCGACCTCTTCTTCAGGTCCGACATAGGTTCGATGTACACCTACGACGGCACTGGATGGGTATCCATGGTCGCAAGCGACATCACAAATGTAGATGGCGGAGATGCTTCTACTGAATACAACTTAAACTGGGACGGCGGAGGGCCGTCCAGTTTCTAGATAAGGAACTAAGAAAAGATGGCAGTCAGAATTCAGTTTAGGCGGGGTACCGCCGCAGAATGGACCTCCGCTAACCCTACGCTAGCCGCAGGTGAACTTGGGTATGAGACCGACACCGCTAAGTTTAAGTTGGGCGACGGAAGCACGGCATGGACCTCGCTCGACTATGGTGGCATCAATCAGGGTGACATTGATAACGCTATTGCAAACGTAATTGATTCTTCCCCAGACGCCCTAAACACTCTTAACGAGCTAGCAGCTGCTCTAAACGACGATGCAGATTTCTACAACACAATCGTTAGTGCTATCTCTAATGCACAAACAAATGCCGAAACTTATGCATACAACCTTCAAGGAGAACACTCCAGTCAGTTAACTGAAGTTCACGGCATCGAAAATACTGCTCAATTGGTATATCAGAATGCAATTGCAGACCTGACTAATCAGACATATGTAGCAAACGCTATTTCAAACCACGACCAAGAAACGACTAACGTCCACGGAATTGCAAACACCTCTGAGTTGATGACGTCTAGCGAAATTGATAGCGCTATTGATGGAGCTTTGTCAGTACACGAGTCTGACACCACTTCGGTACACGGTATTGCAAATACTGCAGAGCTTGCAACAAACAGCGATGTGTCCTCAGCAATTGATACTCACAATCAAGATGCCACCGATGTGCACGGCATTGCAAATACTGCCTTGCTAGCCTTGGGAACAGACATTACCAACGCAATTACTACTCATGATGGTGTAACCACAAATGTGCACGGCATTTCAAACACTGCTGAACTAGTTACAACGTCAGACCTTACCAACACTCTTACGACTGAACTTGCAGATTATGCAACAATTGATGGACAGACCTTTACAGGTAACGTAACTCTGCCTTCTTCTACATCAATTGGTGATGTGGACTCCAGCGAGATTGCCTACCTAAACGGTGTAACTTCAGCTATTCAGACTCAGCTAGATGCCAAGCTAGCATCAACTACAGCTTCTAGCACTTACGCTCCACTTTCTGGCCCAACCTTCACTGGAACTGTAAGCCTCCCAGCTACAACTTCTATCGGAGACGTTTCCGCCACTGAGATTGGCTATGTAAACGGAGTTACCTCTGACATTCAGACTCAGTTGGATGCTAAAGCACCTACTGCTGACCCAACGTTTACAGGAACTGTGTCTGGTATAACAGCCAGCATGGTAGGCCTAAGCAACGTAGACAACACTTCTGATGCCGACAAGCCAGTATCTACTGCACAGCAAACAGCCCTAAACGCCAAGCTAAGCCTTGCTGGTGGAACAATGACTGGCAGCCTAATCCTAGATGCTGACCCAACTCAGGCGCTTGGTGCGGTTACCAAGCAGTATGCAGACTCCATCGCAGAGGGTCTACACGTTCACGAGGCTGTCGAAGCCCTTTCAGACTCCAACGTTGACCTCACTGGAGGTACATTTGGTGGAACTGTTGATGGTGTAACACTTTCCGATGGCGACCGAGTTCTTATCAATGGTCAGACATCTGCATCAGAGAATGGTATCTACGTATGGAACGCTACTGGAAGCACCTTCTCACGTGCTACAGACTTTGACACGCCTGCAGAGGCATCTGGTGGTGACTTCGTATTCGTACTTGGTGGAACCACCTACGAAAACACGGGTTGGGTTAAGACGTCTGACGACGTTGCTACTATCGGAACAGACCCAATTAACTTCACTCAGTTCTCTGGTGCGGGCTCTGTAACTGGTGGAACTAACATTGAAGTTACTGGAACCCAAGTAGCTGTTGTTTCAAACCCAACCTTCGCGAACGTAGTAACCGTAAGCTCTGGAGTCAAGTTTGCTGACAACACCATCCAAACCTCAGCAGGTGTCCCATCGCTGACTGGCTTCACCGAGAAGACTGCAAGCTACACGCTTGACACCCTAGACCACCAAGACAACGTAGTTGAGATGAACAGCGGAAGCGCAATGACCTTCACCATCCCAACTAACGCATCATTGGCTTGGCCAGTAGGCGCGTCCATGGACATTATCCAGACTGGTGCTGGACAGGTAACCATCTCCCCAGATAGCGGAGTGACCCTAAACTACACCCCAGGAAACAAGCTCAGAACGCAATGGTCAAGCTGTACTATAATGAAGAGAGCAACCGATAGCTGGATTGTTTACGGCGACCTGACAGCATAAGAAGTTAAGAGAGAGTAACTAATGGCAAAGAAAGAAGCAGGTGGAAAGTCAGCGTCCCAGAATGACTTTCTAGAGCCGCTAGCCCCGACAAATGTAACAGCAACTGATGTAGGAACTTCTCGTCCCTACGACGACGGTGCCATTACAGTAACTTGGGAAATAGATGCACTCTCTCCTGCCGCAGACACCTACACCATTCAGGTGTCTGGCGGTTCCGTTCTTGTAAATGCGGCTGCCTTGCCTACCCCCTCTGGCTCTACGTACTCTGCCACTGTCACGGGGCTAGCATCCAACACCAGCTATACGCTCGAGATTTTCTTAACAAACGGGTCTGGCAGCTCGGACGCTACTGCGGCCTCAGCTGTAACTGTCACCACAGTTCCTCAGGCACCTCAGAGCGTATCTGCTACTTCTACCACTGCAAACCAAGACATCATTTCTTGGTCTGACGGTAATGATGGTGGCTCTACTATTACCAGCACTTATGCTACTTCTTCTGACCAGACTCAGAACCCGGGCAACATAACTCTAGACACCAACCCGAAGACTGTATCTGAGGTCGGAGACACTTCCCAGACCTATACTTTGTATCACGTAAATGCTAATGGAACTTCTGAAGGTGCCACTACTGCTAGCGTGACTACTGTTGCCCCATTCTTCCCACCGTTCTTCCCACCGTACTTCCCTCCTTACTTCCCACCGTTCTTCCCACCATATTTCCCACCGTTCTTCCCGCCGTTCTTCCCTCCTTCCTTCCCACCGTTCTTCCCACCGTACTTCCCACCTAGGTTCCCGTACTTCCCACCGTACTTCCCACCGTACTTCCCACCTAGGTTCCCGTACTTCCCACCATTCTTCCCGCCGTTCTTCCCACCTAGGTTTGCTATCTTCTCGGTGGAGCCAGAAGAAGGCGAAGAGTAGGACTAAGAATAAGCCCCCCCTCCAAAGGGGGGGTTTTTCTTTGACTAGAATAGAACTATGCCAATAAACGCCGACTCTAGCCCCAGCATTAAGTGGCCACTTCCAGAGGGAAAGCCAGCGGTCAGCGTAAAAAATTTATTTGACCAAGAAACTTTTAATGAAATAAAAGAAACAATAGAAAGAGACGTGGCCTGGGGCCCAGAATCTAATACCCCCTACCACTCTATTGTTGGCCGCTGGGTGGGAGAGCCAGATTTTTCTGAGCATGTAAAGAACAAAGTTTTAGACGCAGCAAAGTCAACATGGAATCAAGATGACTTAAGGCTCAAGGTTCTCTGGGTAGCAAGATATCAACAACATAACGGGGTTGTGCCATATCTGTGGGAACACATGGACCAAAGTACTTGCCAGTACACATTAGATTTTTGTGTAGAAACTAATGGATTTGACAGCTGGGGAATCATAATTGACGGAGAAACTTACGAAGAAGCAGAAAACAGCGGCCTGTTTTTTATGGGACAGCAGCAAACACACAGCCGTCCCCCGTACCCTGTAGATGACAAAGATGCCTACATAATTTTAATGTTTGGTCTTTTTGTGGACAGCACTCATTGGGCTTACGATTTAGACCTCCAAGACCCCGACCAACACGAAACTTTTTTAGAATTAATTCAAAAATATAGACACGATGGCGATATTAGATACTATGAGCACACAGGGCATCCTCCAGAATTTAGAGGTCTGCCTGAAACAAACTATCCTTGCATCATAAATGATGAGGAGTGCATTCAGTGCTGGGTCCCCCCTAAAGAGCTTCTAGATGGAATTATTGAGTCAAATGGACACTAGTACAATTATGGTCTCGATGATTGCCTATCGAGAAAAAAATTTAGAGAAGTCTATACGAGACTGCATAGAGAAAGCTAAATACCCGCACAGAATAAAATTTTCAGTGGTCTCAGAGCAAAAAACCGAAGAGCTTCACGACGGTCTCCGCTCAGTTGCTAAAAATAAAGTGGTCTATAGGAAGTATGACTTGTCGGAGTATCGAGGGGTCCTATGGTCTAGAGCAAAGACTACTCAAGTAGACCCTACGTATGACTACATACTATATACATGTGGACATAATTTATTTGCACAAAACTGGGATGAAATAGTTCTTGAAGAATATGCAAAAGCAAAAAAGAAAAGTGATAAGCCAATTATCACTGTATCGGGACCAGAATATGAATTTACGCCTGATGGACAAGTCACTTTAGAGTCGAGGGCAGGCCGATATTACAATTCTTATAGGCCAAACATTAATTCTGATTATGTTCCGGGATATGGATTTCCTAAAGTAGTCCCTGTGCCAGAGACAGACGATGTATTAGAAGATTGCTATTGGCAAGGTAGCTGGATATTTGCCTCTAAAAATTATGTAGACGAGGTCCCTATTGACCCAGATATGAATTACCACGGAGAAGAAATTTATTTGACAATTCAATCTTGGTGTCGAGGTTGGAGATTTTACGCTACTCCTCGAGTGTTGTACTATCACGACACCTACAAAGAATACCCAGGCGAAGATATGTCTAGAACAATTTCTCATCGCCCTTGGGCAGACATGAACAAAGATGCGTTTTGGTCACAGTCGGATGAATCGATGAAAAAACTTAATCTTCTCTTGTCTGGAAACTTAAAAGGAATTTACGGAAATATTACGAAAGAGCAAGTTTTAGATTTTTGCTTGGCAACAGGAATGAACCCTAAATGGTGCGAGTACGACGAAAACTATCACCAATTAGGGCTACCTAGACACGGGGAAGATTTCAGAAACTCTAGTCCAATTGTTGTGTAGCTAGTGTTAGACTAGCGTTTATGAGCGACGATTGGTTCACAAAAGATAGGTCAGAAACAGCCTCTAATAGAGCTCCTGACAGACACCTAGGCGAGATTATAGTCAGTAATCCTGCCTTAGGTATAAATTTATATAGAAATGGTCTGTCTGAAGAGTCCTGCAAAAAATATATAGAGACCTTAGAGTCAACCTTAAACGGTCAGACTCAGTATGTTTGGAATGGAGCTCACGTAACTACCTCTGAAGAAGTTGATTTAGAGTCTAGGAATGCAAAAGATTTCAAATTCAACTCAATTGGGCTAGGCCCGAGGACCGAAGAAAATGCCAAGCTCTATGATATGCACAACGAAATATTTCAGGCTGTTCGAAAGTGTGTGGATGACTACGGAAACTACTGGGGAGTAGGAATTCGCTCATATGAGGCGTTTAACTTTGTCAAATACGAGGGCGCTGGGACACACTTTAAGATTCACGCGGACCACGGACCTACATATGTCACAACAGCCTCAATAGTCGTCTATCTAAACGAAGATTACGAAGGCGGAGAAATATGGTTTCCCCGTCTAGACAATTTGAAAATAAAGCCAAAAACAGGCGACATCGTAGTTTTCCCCTCGACCTATATTTATGAACATGCTTCAGAAGATATGGTCAGTGGAACAAAATACTCTGTTGTTATAATGAGTGACTATAACGATAGAGACGGAGTTAATCACAGAGTCTCTCAAACTGTCCAAGAATATGAGCTGAAATACTAAGGTAAAAATGGAAGAAACAGTAGACGCCGCTAAGGATAAAATCGCCAAAGAAGGCGAGGAAGAGCAAGCGCGAATGAATCAGCGCCTCGCTGACTGGTACACGATTGATGAGGTCACTTGGAGCACGGCGGAGGAAGTTAAGCCGGGCAGTGGCATATGGGTCTATCACGACGTATTGCCAAAAGAGATGGACATCATTAACAGGCTAGAGGAAGTTCTTGACAGCCCAGACAATGATTACCAATACCAAGAAGCAATGGTCGGTTACTCAATGAAGATTCCAGAGTATAGAGATTGCGTAGATTTTAAATACAAAATTGATGACTTTGATGACGACACTTCAGAGTGGGGCGACAAGCTTAGGAAGCTTGCTGAAGAAACTATTTACAGGCAAAAGCAGATAGTTAAAGACTACACACGTAGATATAACATCGGAGAGCTCCGTTATTGGGAAGCAAGTAATTATGTTAGATATGGCCCCGGACAACACTTTCAAGAACACCACGACCATGGATACTCGTACAACTGTGTAGTGTCTCTAGTTGCTTACCCTAACGATGACTATGAAGGTGGAGAACTAAATTTCCGACTACAAAACGTGACAGCTAAAGCTAGAGCAGGAGACGTTTTCATCTTCCCGTCGAACTTTATGTATCCGCACCGAGCTATGCCAGTTAAGTCTGGTACTAAATACTCAATCGTTACTATGTTGGACTATTCGGATAAGTTCCACGGCGGCGTTTTCTTGGAAGAGACTGACAGCTAGTGGGTCTATTTCAAGCACAAAAAGCTAGGCCAGATGCGGCAACAATCAAGCCGCTTCAGGCTACTCGCCAGTGGATGGATGAAACTAACGCTAAGCACGCATACATGTGTTTTCCGCTAAACCTGACAAATCGTCTAGGCTGGGCCGTCTCTTTTCCTGATGACATTAGCTTTATCTGGGATGGAATTACTGACACAACTCCCGACCACATAAAAATTCTTAAGGGAGAAAAATGGGTATCAACTAATAGAGGAAACGCCACTGTAAGTTTTTACGCGGGATTGATATTTAAAACTGACGAGCTGACTAGCACTCTAGCAATGCCAGTCCCGAATCTTTTCGTCAGGGGAGCACATGCATACACAACACTAATTAGTACGTCTTTCTACATGCCAGAACTACCCCTAGCTTGGAGAGTGACCGAGCCAAATATAGAAATTACCATCCCAGCGGGACAGCCTGTGTTTTCCATTCTTCCAATATCCCTCACTGGGCTAGAAGAAAATTACACGCTAGAAATTATTGAAGAGCAGCCATCTCAGGAGTACTGGCAAGAAGTAACTAAGTATGGGGACGAAGCTCAAATTAAAAACGGAGTAGGAGATTTTTCAAAGATGTATAGAGAAGCAGTTGACTACACAGGAGCTACCGTGGGAAGACATGAGACCAAGTCACTAAGGCTAAAAACTGTAACATGCCCCTTTACAGGACAGACTTACGAAGTAGAAGATACGGACACTGAAGGCGAGGAGCCTATTGGACACTCGTAAGATTAAGTTTTCAATAAATCGTCCTTGGCTTACTAGACAGAGCGACTCTCTGCCAAAGCCAACCCTCAAAACAATTCCAGACTGGTATAAAAACGCAGACAGATTTGCAATTAATCCTGTAACAGGGAAGCCATGGGAGATGCCAGATGAAAGCGGCAAGATTGGCAAGATTCCAACTTGGAAGGCTTGCCCTGCTGTATATGACATTATGGGGACAGGGTACGTATATAGAACCCCCTGCGACATCGAGTTCTATGAGGACAGCTCTGGAAACATCCACGCCAAAGTTTTAGATGACAAGAACAAAGACTTTCTGCAGGACAGACCTCCGATGCCTCAATTCCAAGCACCCATGGGATTCCACGAAAAGCATTTTGCATGGTGGGCCGATTGGGCTGTAGAAGTGCCAGAAGGGTACAGCGTTTTATACACTCAGCCATTTAATAGGTTTGAATTGCCTTTCGTTACAACTAGCGGAATCATTGACAATGACAAAGTAACTCTTCCGGGCACCATGCCATTTTACGTTGTTAAAGGGTTTACAGGGATTTTGCCTGCAGGAACCCCGTATGCTCAAATGCTCCCATTTAAGAGGGAGAACTGGGAGTCAGAGATTGACGATGCCATAGAGTACGAAACCATGAGCAAAATCAATCAAGAGAACAGCGACAAATATAGAGTGCCAGACGGTGGCGTTTATCAACGCGAAGTCTGGGAGAGACGAAAGTACGAGTAGGGTAAAATAGATATCATGCTAGAAACAGACCAGACTGACTACACCAATAATCACAACGACGAGCGAGTTTCTTTTACGCCTTCAGGCTTTTTCGGAACATCTGCTGACAACATTGTAGAGATTGAAAACTTTATGACTCCCGAAGAATTGGAGCTTCTAAATTCTTTTGCAAGACAGAACACACTTTGGGACAAAACAGAGACTCACTATAACGAAGAAGGCACCGTAATTTACGATTCCTCTTACTGGGAAGATAGAGTAGCTACAGCCACAACTTTAGATAAGGCTGACCCAAGAATTACACCGACAATAATCAATATGCAGCAAAGACTAAAAGAAAAGGTTGACAAATTTTTTGATGTTGACGCTAAAGCAACTAGTCCTGCAATTGTTAGGTGGCTTCCCGGTCAGCTACAGATGCCGCACGCAGACAAAGAACTGCACGAAGGCGAGCACAAGGGGAAGCCAAACGATTTTCCCTACTACGACATCGCTGGTTTGTTTTACATCAATGATGACTACGAGGGCGGTGAACTGTACTTTCCACATCAAGGCATTCAATTTAAGCCTAAGGCAGGGGCAGCATACTTCTTTCCCGGAGACATGGGATATATCCATGGAATTACTCCAGTAGAATCTGGCATCAGATACACGGTACCTTTTTTCTGGACTATTTTGGCTCACACGGGTGACAGGCAGCCCTAATGGAAAAAATTATTCATAAAGATGACGTAGTAGAGGTACGTGGATTTCTAACAAAAGAAGAATGCCAAGCCCTAATTGAATATTACGAGAGCGATGCAGATTCTTGGCAGCTAACATGCTTTTTTAATGCAAGAGTTATGGACCCTCTAGCTCCTTGGAGGTCGTCTAATGACGAGACTGAGATTGACGAGCCATACATGAGAGCTCTCAGACAGAAATTTCAGGAACTAGCTGAAGACACTTTTAACAGAGAGCTAAAAAATCTAACACTAAGCTCTCACAAATGGCTTCCCGGTGCATTCGCTGGGTTCCACTCAGACAACACGGAACTAGACGGCACACCTAATGCGTGGCAAGAAAACAAACTAGTCACTATCTTGTACCTCAATGATGATTACGACGGGGGTCACTTAATTTTTAGAGACCACCCTATCGACATCGCACCAGAGCAAGGAACCGTGGTTGTTTTTGATGTGGGAATTGACAATGTCCACGGGGTTACCGAAGTCGAGTCTGGCAGCAGATGGACAATGCTCGCCTCTTTTGACTATGCAGACTCTACATATCCTCCCGAATACTGGGAACTAAAACAAAAAGAACTTGAAGAAACTGCAAAAGTGCATGAAGAGCAGCACTCTCAGTGGGAGACAGACGGTATTCCCGAAGACGGAGTCCTAAAACTGAAAGATAAGTAGGTAAAAAGTTGCTTGACAAATCTTCTTTCATAATCTATAAAGACGAACCTACAACACTGAGTCAGATTGGTGTTACACAAAATAAAATTGTAGAAATTCCTAATTTTCTAGACGCCGATACTTGCGAAAAAGTAATTTCATTTTTTGAAGCAAAAGACGAAATGTGGGGGGATATTGCCTTCTACGGGTCAAGCGGAATGGGCATCTCTTCCGAGGACCCGAAGATTGTCGAATTAGGGCTACCAGCTAATTTTTTTGATGCTCTGCGAGAAAGATTTGCAGAAGCAGTAGAAGCTGTTTTTGACACTCCCGTTAGGCCTAACACATCTCATGCTCAAAAATGGGATGTAGGAGGTTTTGCGTCACCGCACTCGGACAATTCTGATTTCGATGGAAATCCGACTTCATTTGAAATTAATAAGTATGTAGGAATTCTTTACTTAAATGACAACTATGGTGGCGGAGATTTGTACTTTAGTGACCGCGAAGACATAAATACCCCAAAGCTATCTATATCCCCTAAAGCAGGCTCTTACATTGTGTTCCCTGGGGGAGTAGAAAACATTCACGGTGTAACTGAAATAACTTCTGGAACTAGATATACAATGGTATCATTCTGGGATTTTGCGGACGCAGAGTATTCCGAAGAGCGTAAAGCTCAGTGGGAAGCAGAAAAAGAGATAGTCGAACGAGAAAAAGAAATAGCTCGCGAAGAGTGGGCCAAAGGAAATAAGTGGGCATAATGCTTGGAAATCTAGATAAGTCAACCTACGTCTACTTTAAAGACGAGCCTGTAGAAAACAGCAGACTGGGCATAACAGACAATCGTATTGTTGAAGTGCCCAACTTCGTGACACCTGAAGTTGCAGAAGGCATGATTAAGTATTTTGACATGGTCGGCGAAGAGATGTGGGGAGACATTGCTTTCTACAACTCTAAAGGCATGGGACTTCCACCAGACGACCCTAAGTTTAAGGAGTGCGGCCTTGAAGACAAGTTTTTTGAAAAGCTTAGGGAAAAGTATCAGGAGTGCGTCTCCCTAATTTTTGAACGACCCGTCCGACCAAACACATCCCATGCTCAGAAGTGGTATGAAGGTGGATTCGCAGCTCCTCATTCTGACAACTCGGACTTCGATGGAAACCCTACGGCTTTCGAAATTAATAAGTACGTCGGGATTCTCTACCTAAACGATGATTACGAGGGTGGAGAACTCTACTTTCCTGACCACGAGCTAGACATTAAGCCAAAAAAGTACGCATACTACGTCTTTCCTGGAGGGGTAGAGAACGTCCATGGAGTCAGGGCTGTCCAAAAAGGTGAAAGATACACGATGGTTTCCTTCTGGGACTTTAAAGAGGCAGAGTACTCTGAAGAACGTCAAAATGAGTGGGAAGAAGAGTTTGCTAGAGTTAGAGAAGAGCAAGCTCACCAGAGAGAGGAATGGGAGAAGGGTAACACCACAGCATAATGATTGACTTCAGCAGACTAGAAAAACTTCACCCTATGGTTTGGGTATATCGCGGAGCTATAGAGAATAATGAAGAACTTCTAGAAAAAATTAAAGCCCTTCCCGAATGGAATTCTTGGTGGGTATTTGGGCACATCACTGATGCACTTGGCGGTGGCGACTACACTTGGGAAACCTTCCCCACTGAGGAAGAGTGGAATGCTCACCTAGAAATGATAGAAAGTCAATCAGGAAAAGAAAGATTTCCAGAAATAACTAAAGAGATAGAGCAGTATTTTTATGCAGCTACTAAGCCGTACATAGAAGAGCACGGTATAGAGTTGGATAACTGGATGCATCAAAATCCATCAGCTTGCGTTTACCGTGAAGAGGGCGGGGTTACTGATGACATGTCTATGCACTACCACACTGACTATCAACAGGAAAAAGCAGACGCTCGGGGATATAAATTTAGGGTTACATGCACTATGTATCTAAATGATGATTATGACGGCGGTGAGCTAGCTTTTGCAATTCTGGAGGATAGAGACAACCCAGAAAGTGCAATTAAATTTGATTACAAGCCAACAGCGGGAGATATTCTGGTCTTTCCCTCTATCAGTCCCTTCTACCATGGAGTAAAGAGACTTAGGTCTGGTGATAGATATTTCATTAGAAATTTCTGGTTAGAGTATTTTCCCGGCACACCAGAATGGCTAGCTGGCGAAGCAGAGCACGGGGAAGAGAAGTGGGCTGAAATGGAAAAGGCTCGGGAAGACGAGCAGCGTAAGAGTTGGAGGACTATTGAATAATGGAGATTCTAGAACTTCATCCTAAAGTTTTTGTATATAGGAACTACATAAAGAACGCCCGAGAACTTGTACAGAGGCTAGAAGACAAAGCAACTTGGGACACGTGGTGGGTCTTCGGGAAAATTGCTCAAAACGTAGGTCCATCGTATTCATGGGATTCGTTTCCTTCCCAAGAAGAATGGGAAGCACATTTAGAGCAGATTAAAGAAGAGTTAAACAGCGAACTACTAGATGAAATTGTTGAAGTAAAAAGAACTTTTTATGAAGTAACAAGCGACTATTTAAGTAAGCACAGTATTGATTTTGACACCTGGGTTATGCATGCCCCCTCTTTTAATGTGTACATACCAAACGAAGAAGAGCAGCCCGGCGACACCACCATGGGATTCCACACTGATTATCAGTCAGAAAAAGAAGAAGCCAGAGGGGACAAGTTTAAGCTAACTTGTACCATGTACCTGAATGGGGACTACGAGGGAGGAGAGCTGGCTTTTGTTATTACAGACAGTCCCGCAGACCCATCTACCTACAACCTTATAAAATATAAGCCGCAAGAAGGTGACATAGTTGTTTTCCCATCTACCCCTCCCTTTTACCACGGAGTAACTAAGCTTTTATCTGGAAACAGGTACATGGTAAGGACTTTTTGGTTAGAGCACTTTCCGGGCACCCCCGAATGGCTCGCAGGGCAGGCTGCAAATGGGGAAGAAGCATGGTCAGAGATGGAAAAGAGCAGGGAAAAAGAGTTTCTCCATTCCATGGACCGCATTAGGGATGAAGAACTTAATCTATAATTGTATTAGGCTTATCTAGGAGAAACCTTGCAATTAACCCAAGAAATTACTACTAAAGAAATAGTATGGCTAAAAGATGACGTTGCTTCGTTCCCTAATTTTATGGACAAAGAGCAGTGCGAACAAGTTATAGCTTTTTTTGAAGACCAAGGTACCGCCGAGGGTCACTGGATGCAGACCTGTTTCTATGACTCACTCGGGATGGCTCTAGTCTCCAGCGAAGACGCCCTTATGAGGTCTGGACTAGAAGATAGGCACCAAAACTATTTTGAATGGCTTCGCCTCGAGATTAAAGCTGCTATCGAACAAGCTTTTGGCCGAGAAGTAATCACTAACTCTACTCACGCTCAGAAGTGGCCAGTGGGCGCGTTTGCTAGGTGGCACTCCGATAACTCGGACCTTGAAGGCAACCCTTCAGCTTGGAGTGACAATAAATTTGCAAGCATTCTTTACTTGAACGATGACTATGAGGGCGGCGAACTTATTTTTAGGGATTTTGATTTGAAAGTAAAACTCCCTCAAGGTTCATTAATAGTTTTCCCCGGCGGGATTGAAAACATTCACCGAGTAGAAGAAATCAGAGAGGGCAACAGAATTACTGTTGTTGGTTTCTGGGATTATGCAGATTCAGTCTATTCAGACGAAGAAATTGCAGCTCGAGAGGCAGAGATTGCATTCGAGCGAATCCTACAGACCGAGCAAAAAGCTCTTTGGTCCGTAGGAAACAGCAATGCCTAATCTAAATTTATCAAACTCTAAGTTTTACGCCGAAAAAATTATGGTGTTGGAAAATGCCATAAGTGAAGAAGACTGCAATTGGATTATTGATTGCCACAAAAATTTTGACTCCGAGCTTACTGAAGCGGATGACCACGTAGTCAAAAAACTAGTTCCTTGGCAAACATCTTCTATAGACCACCCCCACGTCTACGGGACAAAGAGGGAAGCCGTCAACTATGATGGCAGTTTCGAGCGTTCAACTGAAGCAGTAAAAAGTTTTTACAGCTATATAAAAGATACGTGGCATCAAGCAGGTAAGCATTACCATGACCAGCTAGGCCTAGAGTACGAGCCCACTAGTTGGACGGATTTTGCTACTTTTCACTACACAAACGGTCAAGAGATGGGACCACACGTAGACTACGACGGAGAAATTGACCTAGCCCCGATAGCAACAGGTCTAATGTATCTGAACAATGACAAAGTAGGTGGCGACTTATATTTCAAGGACCAAGATGTATTGGTAAAGTCTAACGCTGGAACATTAGTCATTTTCCCATGTATCAAACCTTTCTATCACCAGTCAACGTTAATCACTGAAGGTGAAAAATATCACGTAGGCTCTGGCTGGAAAAAGTCGATAGAGCATATAAACTATATAGATGGAAAACCTGTCATATAAAGTTTTTGCAGACAAAATTTATTACTACGAAAACATACTCCCTCACGCTGCTGCAACAGTAAGAGCAATCGAAGAAACTGACGGAGAGCTAACCGAGTCAGATGCAATCCTTAAGTGGAAAGAGTGGACAGCATCAGATGATGACTCTTATCTGTTTGGGTATCAAAAGCAAACAGATGCTTCAAAACTAGGAACCAGCTCTGAGCGAGTTCAATACATCTACGCAACTCTTAGGAAAGCCCTAGAACGAGCTGGACGCCACTATTGTCAGGAACAGGAACTGGAATACTTTCCCCCTTCGCCTCTTAGCATCTCAAAATATGTGGTTGGTGGAGCCATGGGACCGCACGTAGACGAGTACCCTGGTCAAACTAAAGAACCAGTAATGTCGGGAGTTATGTATCTAAATGATGATTGTGAGGGAGGAGAGTTAGACTTCCCCGTGCAAGGCATAACAATAAAACCAACCGCGGGCAGTATTGTTATTTTTCCTTCCGTTGAGCCGTTTTATCATCAGTCGTTAGAAATTAAAAAAGGGGAGAAATACATGTCTCCTATTTTTTGGATAAAACACTAAAAAGCATCGGGTCTATTTATAAACATAGTAAGCCCGTATCTAACTCCAGAAGTGACTTCAGAAACCCCATGGGTATACTCTTTAGTAGCTCCGTGAATTACTAACATCCCTCTTTTCGGGTGTATAGTTAAGTTTTTCTCTGAGTAGTACAACTCTCCGCCCTCAAAATTGTCATTTAGGTAGATGACTACCCCATATTCCACAGGAGCATTTATCTCAGGTGGACCTAAATCGTCGTGAGCTGGCAAAGACTCCCCTTGCTTTGTCCTATTTATGGGCCCTAAAGCAGTAAAAATTTGACCAACATCATTTAAATTTTCAATAGAGCGTATGTTTTTGTCGTAAAAATCTATAACTTTCTGGGTTATGTGGTATAAAACTTCGCTATTCTCGGGAAAATAAGTTCTTCCGTCCCAAGTATCTACGTCAGTAGTGTTGCCTTCAGGATTGCTCCAAAGGTTATTTGTGTTGGCAAGCTCTATTTCTTTATCTAAAAGCTCTAGTTCTGTTTTTGATAAAAAGTCTGATTTAACGTATATTTCTAGATTTTCGCCAAAAGCTTTGTATGTCATAGTTCAATCTTACTACGGCTCAGACTGTACTACCTAAATAAATCAACGCAAACTGCGGTAAAATTATAGAGACTAGTCTATCCCTGTAAGGACGCCCTGTATGGCAAATCTCCGCGGAAATGTTCACGATATGATTGTGGACCAAGGAGCAACCGTAAATACTGTATTTACGATTAAAAACTCTGCCCGCAGCGCGTTGGATATCACAGGGTACGTGGCTCGTATGCAGGTTAGACGATTCGACGGCACAACTAGGGACCCTAGCCCTACTGTAATTGCTGAATACACAAGTTACGATGGATATCTCATCATAGGCGACGCCTCAGGGACAGTCACCTTACTTATACCGCCTGCTGAGATGGCTGCATACGAGCCCGGCAGTTATGTTTATGACTTAGAAGTAGAGTCACCACTCGGTGAAACTACCCGCATTGTTCAAGGGAAGTTTATTGTGAGAGCAGAGGTAACCAGATAATGGCACTCTCCGACAATTTTGCATATGTAGATATTAAAGGCCCAGGACCTCAGGGCCCCGCTGGCCCTACTGGACCCGCTGGTCCCGCTGGAGGTCCTACAGGCTCAACGGGTCCTACAGGTGCCACAGGCCCTACGGGAGCAACTGGCCCTACAGGTGCAGCCTCGACTGTAGCTGGTCCAACTGGTCCTACTGGAGCAACTGGACCCCAAGGTGCATCGGGACTAAGTATCACAGGCCCAACGGGGGCCGCAGGAGCCGACGGTGCCACAGGCCCCACAGGAGCTACAGGAACACAAGGACCAGCTGGACTCTCTATAACGGGACCAACAGGACCGACAGGCGCGGCAGGGCAAGACGGAGCAACTGGCCCAACAGGACCGCAAGGTTCTGCAGGCTTACAAGGGGCAACAGGACCGACAGGCGCGGCAGGCCTTCAGGGTGCAACAGGGCCAACAGGTCCTACAGGAGCACAGGGTCAATCAGGTCTATCTATTACAGGACCTACAGGTGCAGCAGGTCAAGCTGGAGCAACAGGTCCAACAGGTCCTACAGGAGCACAGGGTCTCGCTGGCCTCTCAATTACAGGACCTACTGGTGCAACTGGCCCAACGGGCCCAACTGGTTCCACGGGGCCTGACGGAAGTTTTTATGTAGGAATTGTTCCTCCAGGGTCGCCTGAAGAGGGAGATACTTGGTTTAACAGTGCTGAAGCACGTTTTTATATTTATTTTGATGGTTATTGGGTTGAAGTAAATGCTAACCGAATTGGTCCAACAGGCCCAACAGGCCCCACTGGACCTACAGGCGCAACTGGACCGCAAGGTACAGACATTCATTTCGCTGGGTCTGTTGCCACAGTAGGCGACCTTCCAAGCGGAGCATCTTCAAATGACGCCTACATCGTGGATGCTGACGGCAACCTCTGGGTGTCAAACGGCGATGAGACTTGGACAGACGCTGGACAGATTGTTGGTCCCCAAGGAGAAACAGGACCAACTGGACCCCAAGGCGAGGTAGGACCAACTGGTCCAACAGGCCCTCAAGGAATTCAAGGTATCCAAGGAGAAACAGGACCAACTGGACCCCAAGGCGAGGTAGGACCAACTGGTCCTCAAGGTATTCAGGGTGTGACAGGACCTCAAGGTGAGACAGGCCCTACAGGACCTCAGGGCATTCAGGGCATTCAGGGCATTCAAGGAGAAACTGGACCTACTGGCCCTCAGGGAGAGCTAGGACCAACTGGTCCTACTGGACCCCAAGGCATTCAAGGTGTCACTGGTCCTCAAGGTGAGACAGGCCCTACTGGACCGCAAGGCATTCAGGGAATTCAAGGTATCCAAGGAGAGACTGGACCTACTGGACCGCAAGGAGAGATAGGACCAACTGGAGCTGATTCTACAGTTACAGGACCTACAGGCCCAACTGGAGAGGTTGGTCCAACTGGACCAACTGGGCCAACAGGACCAACAGGCCCAACTGGAGCCCAAGGAAGTATTGGAACTGGCGGAACTCTTGGCTATTACGGCTCGTTCTACGACACAACGGACCAGACGCACACAACAATAAACACCGAACAAGCTGTTGAAATTAGCTCTACATATGGTGCAAACGGCGTAAGCCTCTCTAACGGCACAAGGATTGTTCTTCCTGAAGCGGGCACCTACACGCTTACTGCTGTATTGCAAGTAATAAACGCCGCTAATTCTGTAGAGTTTGCAGACTTCTGGTTAAAGTTCAACGGGTCTAACTATGCAAACTCAAGCACTAAAGTTTCGTTGGCACCTAGGAAAGACTCTTCTACTCCTAGTGCTCAGCTTGTAACAATTAACTTTACAGGTGATGCTACAGCAGCCAATGATTATGTAGAAATTTTCTGGACAGTAAGCAGCCTAGACGTCTCGCTACAGTACGAGGCAGCTTCTGGAATTTACCCAGCGATTCCTTCTGCAATTATCTCTATGACTCAGGTCATGTACACGCAGGTTGGCCCCACTGGACCAACGGGGCCGACAGGGCCTGTCGGTGAAGAAGTCCCTGCTGGTGGAACAACTGGACAAATCCTTATAAAGCAAAGCAACACTGATTATGATTACATATGGGGAGACACCATTGACGGAGGTACGCCATAATGCCAGCTATAGATTTTCCAAATAGCCCCAGTGTAAACGAAATCTACACTGCAGGCAGCTATAGCTGGAAGTGGAACGGTACCGTCTGGGAAGCAGTAGTTTCAGATGTTTTAGAGGGTCCAACTGGCCCTACAGGACCTGCTGGAGCAGCTTCAACAGTGACTGGCCCGACTGGACCCTCTGGTCAAGACGGTGCAACTGGGCCAACGGGAGACACAGGGCCAGCTGGTACTGATGGTGCTACTGGCCCAACTGGACCTCAGGGAGACACGGGTGCTGCTGGCCCAACTGGGCCTACAGGAGCTAACGGTCAAGATGGTGCAACTGGCCCAACTGGAGCTCAAGGAGAAGCTGGAACCAACGGTGCTGATGGTGCTACTGGACCTACAGGTGCTGCTGGCCCAACTGGGCCTACAGGAGCCCAAGGTATAGCTGGTCTATCTGTCACTGGACCCACTGGTGCTACAGGAGACACGGGACCAACTGGTCCTACGGGTCCTACTGGCGCTCAAGGTTTAGCTGGTCTTTCTGTCACTGGACCCACAGGAGACGTAGGACCAACTGGTCCTACTGGCCCAACGGGTGCAGACAGTAACGTAACTGGTCCTACTGGTCCTCAGGGGGACCTTGGACCCACGGGTCCAACAGGTCCTACAGGTGCAGATAGCAATGTAACAGGACCAACTGGACCTACTGGCCCAACGGGTCCAACAGGTCCAACAGGTGCCGATAGTACTGTCACTGGGCCCACAGGGCCAACGGGCTCGACTGGACCTACTGGTCCTACAGGTGATACGGGTCTAACTGGAGATGCAGCAACAGTATCTGTCGGCACCACTACAACAGGAACCCCAGGAACTAGTGCTTCAGTCACAAACACTGGAAATTCTTATGCAGCAGTATTTGACTTTACAATTCCGCAGGGTCCAACGGGTCCGACTGGAGATACTGGCCCAACTGGCCCAACGGGAGCCACGGGACCAACGGGCTCTCAGGGTACGGGCATCGAGATTCTTGGTTCATACAGCACACTAACTGACCTGCAGAATGCTATCCCAACAGGAAATGTTGGCGACAACTACATGGTTTCGTCAAACCTCTATTTCTGGTCTGACACAACTTCTGACTGGGAAGACGCTGGCTCTATTCAAGGCCCTGAAGGAGATACGGGCCCAACTGGGCCAACTGGCAATACAGGCGATGCTGCAACCGTCTCTTTAGGTACAGTAGCTACTGGAGACCCGGGGACAAGCGCATCTATTTCTAATACTGGTAACGCATTTGCTGCAGTATTTGACTTTATAATCCCTCAGGGACCAACAGGACCAACTGGTCCGACTGGCTCAACAGGACCCACGGGAGCCGACAGTACGGTTACTGGACCAACTGGCCCAACGGGTCCAACTGGTGCAGACAGTAACGTAACTGGTCCAACTGGCCCGACTGGCCCAACGGGCCCAACTGGTGCTGACAGCACTGTCACTGGACCTACTGGCCCAACGGGAGCAACTGGCCCAACTGGTGCTGACAGCACTGTCACTGGACCTACTGGCCCAACGGGCCCAACTGGTGCTGACAGCACTGTCACTGGACCTACTGGCCCAACGGGCCCAACTGGCCCAACTGGCCCGACAGGCCCAGCAGCATACACAGCTACAGACCCAGTGGACATTACGTCAAATGTTGTTTCGCTTTCGGGAGGTTACGCGGTATATGGCAACAATTATCCAGTGATTTACATTGGATTGGAGCCCTCAAGTCCGAATGAGGGAGACATTTGGATTAGCACCTAATGACTACTCATACCAACAACGGACTTTTTACCTCTGGTGGTTCAAGTGCCTATAGGTTATATGTAACAGTAGAAGCGACTGCAGTTACAGGCGGTACTCGTCTAGACGTATCTGCTTACGCGGATTTTTTCTACGACGCTGGTGGTTCAATCTCTCCAGCCTATTCTTCAAATGGTAGCAGGACTTACAACGTTCCAGGTGGCCGCACTTCTAGCGTAAGCGGCTCGCTACTTGAATCAGGAGAAGCCACATGGTCTTATGACTTTAGGACTAGCGACCAACAAACTGTCTGGGGTGGATTTACTAGATTCATCCCATCTAGCTATGGCTCCAGCACAACAGTAACAATTACAGCCACTGGTTCTGGTTCTACGTTTCTTCAAACCGCTTCGGTATCTGTAAGTGTTCCCCTTGTTGTTACTTACGACTATGCCCTTAATTACAATGCTAATGGCGGAAGCGGAACAACCTCAAGCACAACCGCCAGCTCTACATCAACTTCATATACGTTAACTGCAGCTAGCAGCGGGTACAGTCGCTCAGGCTACACTTTCACTGGGTGGAACACTTCTTCAGGGGGTGGCGGCACATCATATTCAGCAGGGTCTTCAATAACACTAAGCTCTAGCTCTCCTACATTAACTTTATATGCTCAATGGCAGCAACAAGTAACTATTACTTTTGACTATCAAGGCGGCTCTGGTTCGCCCTCATCTCGGACCATAAATTATGGGGATGCAATTGGAAGTTTGCCATCTACTAGTCAGGGCAGCTACAACTTTGTTGGTTGGTACACCACTGTTGGACCAACTGGTGGCAGTCAAGTTTCGTCTTCTAGTACATTTACTTCAAACCAAACCATTTATGCCCGCTGGGAATCTACGGTTGTTTTTGATGCCAATGGCGGTACTGGAGGGACAACTATTTATGTCCCTAAAGGAAATTCTGTAAATCCAGCGAATTATTCAGCGGGAACTAGGTCGGGCTATACGTTTACTAGCTGGTCTCCATATAACTCCACTTTTACACCAACAGGCTCTACAACCCTAACTGCTCAGTGGACAGCACTTTCAGTAAGTTGGACTGACACTACTTTAACTACTACGGCTAGAAAGGGAGATTTTTACTCCAGCACAGTTTCTGCATCTTATGTCTCTTATTGGAATGACGGAGCTCTTCCTACGGGAGGATTATCTTTCACCCAAGGGACTAATACTTCTGGCAGCTCTACTTCAACAGTCGCGGGAACACCTACTAATTACGGGAACATTTCATTTACGCTTACTCCTTACAACGTAGACGGAGTGGCAGGGTCATCATACAATTACACCATAGCCGTAGCTGACGTTGCCCTTAATTGGAGTGACCAGCTCTTAACCAATAGCACCACTATTCAAGGTGAGTCGTATACAGATGGAGTCTCGGTAGATTCAGGCCCTACTGTTACGTATGCAGTGACGGCTGGAGCTTTACCTACTGGACTATCGCTAAATAGCTCTACAGGAGCAATCACTGGTACCCCCACTGTGCCCGACACTTACAGCTTTAGAATTACCGCAACAAACGGCACAGGGGAAACACTAGAAAGCAATTTGCTAACTTTAACGGTAGAAGCTGCTGGTGGCTACGTCAAAGTATGGAATGGGACCAGCTGGCTAGAGGGAACTGCCAAAGTATGGAATGGCTCCGCTTGGGTTGATGGAACTGTAAAAGTTAGAGGAGCTTCTAGTTGGACAGACAGCTTTTCTAGCTAATCTTTTTCTTAGTAGCGCGAGGCTTTTTTACTAAAGGTTTTGGCAAAGGCTCGGTGTTCGGGTGGGCAGCGTGAAGACCCATGGTCAAGTCTTTTATAAATTCAATCTCCGTGGAAACTTTTACAACGTGCTTCTCGATGTTATTGACCCGGTCAGCAAGAGAGCTGCCGCCATTCTCCCAAAGCTGGTGCTCGACACGCTCTAGACGCTCGGAGACTGTGCGGCCCTCTTTGTCTAGACCAAGAGCTTGGTCAACACGCTTTGCGATGCGATAGACAGAAATCATTCCACCAGTCAAAATACCAAACGCGGTTATTGTGGCGGCTACCGCCAAAAGGACTTCATTCGTCATGTATAATAGTTCCTAGGAGAGGGAGCAATTAGGTTTGCTTCATCTATTTTACCCTAGAAGGGTTTCCCTGATTTTGAGGGGTCTAGCCATCAAGTTGGTCACAACTCAAATCTTTTTTTAACATCTTTCGCGTTTTCTCGGAGAAACGTAAACGTTAGGTGTATGCTAATCAAAGATTTTGGTGCACTGTTGCACCGTAAGAGTTTAGAGAGGGTATCAGCTAAGTGTCAGGCTGGGAAAATGCAAAAGGCAGATTAGGTTCGGGAGCCGCTTGGTATGCAAGCAACGGCTGGTATGTACACCCCGTTCATGGCATCGATGGTTCTGGGATGTGTACCTGTGGCCGCACCCACAAAGAGTCTAAAGAAAATGCAAAGCACCCAGCTTCAGCTAACGGTCAAAAAGATGCAACTACTGACTTAGTTGTCATCAAGTCTTGGTGGGAAGAAAATCCTGACTACAACATTGGAGTCCACGCTAAGCCATCGGGATTTCTCGTAATTGACATTGACCCTAGAAACAATGGCGATGAAGCAATCATCAAGCTCGAAGAAAGAGCTGAAGGAAACCTCCCCCCTACAGTAGAAGCAATAACGGGAGAGTATTACACCCGAAAGGGAGTCCAAAGAGGTAGACACCTCTACTATAAGTGCAGCCCTGACGAAAAGTTTTTAGGTAACTTCAAGTCCCAAGGGCTTGATGGGATTGACATCAAGCACAACGGATACATACTGGTTCCTCCGTCAAGGCACGCTTCAGGATATTGCTACGAATGGAAGAGCGGCCACGCCCCTTGGGAAATAGAGATGGCTGAAGCTCCTGAAGAACTGCTAAACGTAATTAGGGCAAAGAGCCTCAAAAAGACTTCAGGCGGAACTTCAGGAAACTATTATGCGTCTTCCGACTGGGAATTCCTTAGGGACCTAAAGTTTGGCGACACAGGTGACAGTCTCGACATTGACAAGATTCTTGAAGAGGGAATTGACGAAGGCGGTAGAGCCGTAGGTCTTTACCAGTTAGCGTGTGCACTGGCAAACAAGTTTGGTACCGACACTGCTGGAAGAACTTCAGTAGAAGCAATGATGCTTAAGTTCAATGCAGAAATGGTGCGCCCCCCTATGGACGTAGAAGGCTCAAATGGCGTTCTTATGCACACTAGGAACGCTATTGAGTTTGTTGCAAACAATCCGATATGGGCAAAGTGGTGGGATGGAATTAAAGACTATGTTCCAGACAACGGGATGGATTGGGCAAAGGCAGCCTCCGAAAATTTTATAAAAGCCCCGTCCCCCACTAGCTCTTTTAACTACGTCCCAGAAGTTGTGTCGGCTGACTCTGTCAACGTAGAAGGAGATTACGCGAACTCTGTAGGAGACCAAGTTGCATCTTTGGCTGCTACAGGACGCTCCCTTCGAGACATAACTTCAGGCGGAAATCTGGACCTTCCTAAAGACGTAGACGCCCTTAGTGCAGAGAGCGGAGGTCGCCCGGGGTCTCGAAGCTTGTCTGATATCGGTAACGGTAGAAGGCTTATAGATGCCTTTGGCTCTACTGTTCGATTCACTCCTCAGGTGGGCTGGTTTGTTTGGAATGGAACCTACTGGAAGCCAGACACCAGTATGAATCAGGTAAAAGAACTTGGTAAGAGTGTTTCCACCCTAATAGCTAGAGAAGCAGCAACTCTAAAGTCTCTTGATGACCCTAGAGGGGCCGAGATTGTGAAGTGGGCAAATTCTGCAAAGTCAAATGCACGCATCAATGCAATGATTGACCAAGCTACTTCAGACCCTAGAGTTGATATGGATATCTCTGACTGGGATAAGGACCCTCACCTTCTTGGAGTTAAAAATGGAGTTGTTGACCTAAAAACAGGAGAACTGAGTCCCGGAAATATAGAGGCTCACATCACTAGAATCTCCCCTATCTCATACACTCAGGGGCTTCGAAATGTCCGCTGGGAAACTTTTCTTAACGAGGCCTTCGGAGGAGATAAAGAACTAATAGATTGGGCCCAGAAGGCTGTGGGCTACACGGCAACGGGACTAAACAATCAAGACGTAGTTTTTGTTATCTACGGACCTCCAGGGTCAGGTAAGAATACTTTCATTGAGACAATATTCGAGGCTCTTGGAGCCGCACAGCACGCATGGGCATTGGACTCTAATGTGCTGGCATTAGGGGACAAGGTGAGCTCTAGCGACGAGTATCACATGGCCGAGCTTCGTGGACGCCGTATGATTTGGGTAGACGAGCTGCCAGAGTCTGAGCGTATTAAAGAAAACCAAGTAAAGAAGCTAACTGGTTCTGGAACTATTCAGGGACGTTCTCCGGGAGAAAAGCCCATTCAGTTTACGTCTACAGGAAAGCTTTGGATTTCAACTAACCACAGGCCAATTATTACTGATGAAGCTATGTGGCGTCGATTGCTTCCGATACCGCTGACTAATAAGCCAGCAAAGCCAGACCCAAGCCTAAAAAAGTATCTAGCGGACCCAGAGGGAGCTCTACCAGCCGTATTAGCTTGGATTGTCGAAGGAGCAGTTAAGTACCTATCTTCTAGCGAGACAAACCCATTAGAGATGTGCACTGCCGTAAAGGAAGCCCACGAAATCTACAGAAAGAACGAAGATAGAATTGGCTCCTTCCTAGAAGAAGAGACTATTACAGGTGAAGAGGCTTCTGTGAACGTAAATGCTCTGTATAGGCGCTATAAGGGATGGTCTGATTCTCGAGGTGAGAGGCCAGTCACTCAGATTGCCTTCCACAGGAAGTTAGCAGATAGAGGACTAGATGTAATTGGCAATGGAAACCGAGCCGTCCTAAAGGGAGTCGGGTTGGCTCCATACGAGGTGGAGTCAGCTCAGCAGACAGATTTTGCCAATCTAGCAAGGTTTAGTTTCTAGTAGGATTAAAGAATTATGAAGTTATTTATTGCAACTCCTATGTATGGAGGAATCGCTAAAACTCAGTACACAATCAGTATGCAAAACATGATAGTAAAGCTCTCTCAGAGGGGTCACTCTATCTCTACCACAACTATTGGCAACGAGAGTCTTATAACTAGAGCAAGAAACACGCTGGCCCACAAGTTTATGAAGAGTGATTGCGACGCCTTGCTTTTTATAGATGCTGACCACGGATGGGATTCAGACGATGTAGTTCGCATGGTTGAGTGCGGGAAAGACTTTATCGGGGCCATCTACCCAATGAAGGGTATTAACTGGGAAAATGTTAGACTTGCTGCACTGGCTGGTAGGCAAAATCTAGAAGCATATTCAGGACACTTTGCAATAAACCTGAACAAAGAAGACCAAACTTTTGATGAAAACGAGCCATTTAAAGTAAAAGATATCGGCACTGGAATGCTTTTTATTACCAGAAAAGTTTTTGAAACAGTGGCTCCCCTATGTAAGCAGTACAAAAACAATAATGTAGGAAACACAGGCGTAGACTTTGGAGAAATGATAACCGAGTACTTCACTACATTTATTGATGAAGGGGATATTCTTCTCTCGGAAGACTACGCATTTTGTAGGCTTTGGCAGCAAACGGGAGGTGAGGTTTGGTCCGCCCCTTGGGTAAAAATTACCCACGCTGGAGATTACAATTTCGCTGGTAATTTTGCAAGAATGCTGGAGATACAAGAAGTAAGAAAAGCCATGATTGCTGCCAGACAGGCCGAGCAAGACAAAGAAGCAGTAGAAATAGTCGAAAACCCAGTGTCTACCGAATCTACACAAGCAGAAGAAAAAGAACCTTCTGAGTAGTGGGAAAATAGTATCTAAGGGAAATTCCCTTAGATTGAGGTAACTGAATATTGGCTAATGTAAAAGACTATCTGTGTGCAGTCTGCTCAAAACAATACGTTGTCCCAAGTTTGGCAAGGGAATGTGAAGAGAAACACGAAGTAGCAATTTTACGAAAAGCTAGTTAGAACTACATCGTTGTAGTACTATACTTTCAAGTAATAGTTTAAGGAGAGAAAACTATGGCTTTAGCAGAGCGACTCCGCAATGCCAACGAGAATTACCAAAAAACTTTTGTCTGCAAGCTTATGCAGGTCACCCTTGACCCCAAGCTATCGGAGAGCGATATTGAAGCTGTCCTGACTATTATTAATAGCCGTCCCGGTGATGAGGCTCATGTGCCGAACATACGACTAGCGTATGCACTCCGTGAAGAAGGCTATGACGTAAGTCCGAGCGCGGTCGATAGACATCGTCGCCGCATTTGTGCTTGCTACAGGATGGTCAAGGGAGAGTAATGAGTTTATCTGACAAGCTAGAAAAGCTACGTAATCCGGGGCCAAGCGGCTCTGACACGCGACCGATAAAGCAGCCAGAAGAGTGGCGAGCTCGCATGGACATTGACACAGCTAAAGGCGGCTATGTCGTTGGCATCCCTAGGAGCGAAGGCGAAGAAGTAGACGCCGATACGGTTCTCTCAGAATTTGGCCTGAACCCGAACGAGTGGACAGTGACGTCCATGCGTAGAGGTAAATGGCAGCGGTATGACGGAGACTGGCTTGAGTCGGTGAGGGTCAATGTTGTCCCAGCTCTGGCCTCCGTGTCTGACTTAGTAGACATAGAGCAGCTCGTAGACCACATCAAGAAATGGCGTCCAGCTAAGGGAACTAAAAAGTCCACTGGCTCGGGCGCTTTTTTGGTTGCCCCTAGCGACCAGCAGATTGGTAAGAAGGCAAACGGTCAGGGAACGGGGCAGTCAGTAGACCGAATCCTGTCTCTTACAGAAAAAGCTGTACACCGCTTCCAGCAAAACCTGAAAGCTGGAATCAACCCGGGGACTATATGTATGGCCCTCTTGGGGGACCACGTAGAAGGTACAACCAGTCAGAACGGACGTCTGCAGGGTCAGGCAGCATCAGACCTCGGTATCACAGAGCAGACGCGTGTGGCACGTAGATTGTTGTTGGCTCAGGTAAAAGCTTTTGCTCCTCTGGTAGATAAGCTAGTTATTCCAGTCATCAACGGAAACCACGACGAAGCAACTCGTCAGGTTGTCACGGACCCTGCGGACGGATGGAACGTTGAAATTGCATCCGCTGTTCAAGACATCTGTGCAGAGAACCCAGAGCTCTCTCACGTAGAGTTCCGCTACCCAAGTTCAGGACACCAAACGCTTACCGTTGACATTGAGGGCACAATGCTCGGCATGTTCCACGGCCATCAGGCTAATCAAAATGGAACAATGAAGTTCCTATCCCAGCACGCTGCAGGGCAGACCGCCCTAGGTCAGGCGGATATGTGGATTTCTGGACATTTCCACAACTTTAAGAGCATGGACATCGGAGAACGCCTTTGGGTGCAAGCTCCAACCACAGACCCTGGCAGCGAGTGGTTCCGTGACCGAGCTGGCGTCGAATCAAAGCCCGGACTTCTAACAATGATGATTGGTGGGGAGTACGAGCCTCGCGAGCACATTAGCGTATTGGCACTTAACTAATGGCCGAAGGGTACCCTAACTGGTTTGAGAAAACCACCGCAAAAACCTATTTCATAAGAAATTTGATGCCGCTAGCAGGTCAACAGATAGATTGTCTTCAGATTGGTGCTTACACAGGCGATGCAACACAGTGGCTTTTTGACAATGTCCTTACCCACCCCGAATCAACTTTGACAGACGTAGACCCTTGGACAGGGTCGGACGAGCCAGTACACAAAACTTTAGACTGGACGTCAGTAGAAGAAACTTACTTAAATCGTCACAAAGAAAAAATTGAGTCAGGTAGACTCAAGGTCTTTAAAGGCACTAGCGACGAGTTCTTTAGTTCGGAAGATGGTAAGCGAGGATTTCACTTTATTTACATTGATGGAAACCACGAAGCAGCACAAGTTTTAAAAGATGGCTTAAATGCAATTTATAGGACTGGCATCGGAAGTATTGTAGCTTTTGATGACTATCTTTGGACTCTAGGAAAAGGCCTCTGGGCAGACCCAAAGCCAGCGGTGGATGCCATCTACTACTGCCATTCAAATAAATTTGAAATTATAGATAAAGGGACTCAAGTATGGCTAAAAAGGACCAGTCTTTAAAAGTTGCCGTTTACTGCATTGCTCTTAACGAAGAGCAATTTGTCGAAAGATGGTACGAAAGTGCAAAAGAGGCAGATTACCTCTTAATTGCAGATACAGGTAGTACGGATGGTACCCGTGAAACTGCAATAAAGCTCGGAATCAACGTAATCGATGTAAAAGTGCGTCCTTGGCGTTTTGACGATGCCCGCAATGCATCGCTCGTAGCCATTCCAGAAGACATTGACTACTGTATTGCCCTAGATATGGATGAAATCCTTCTTCCTGGCTGGAAAGACCATTTGGTAGACGCCCTTAAGAATGGCTGGACACGTCCTAGATATCAATACACGTGGAATTGGCTGGATGAGGCGGAAACTGTGCCAAGTCTTCAGTATGGCGGTGACAAGATACACGCACGTAAGGGCTACAGGTGGACACACCCCGTCCACGAGGTCCTAAGAGCCTATGGCGACACAAAAGAGACTCAGGGGTGGGTTGGCTTAGAGATTCACCATCACCCAGACAACACAAAGTCACGTGGACAGTACTTTCCACTGCTAAAAATGGCTGTAGACGAGCAGCCAGACGACGACAGAAACGCTTATTACTATGCTAGAGAGCTTTTCTTCCACGGTATGTATGACCAAGCAATTGTCGAGTTTAAACGCCACCTGAGCCTTCCTAGAGCCACTTGGGCCCCAGAGAGAGCCGCTTCCATGAGGTATTTAGCCAAGATGGTGCCTGCCGAGCGTGAAAAATGGATTCTAGACGCAATTGCTCAAGCTCCAGGGCGTAGAGAGGCTTTAGTCGAATTGGCTCAGCACTACTATGAGGAGCAAAATTGGGCTAAATGCTTGGAATATGCCAAAAAGGCTCTAGACATCAAAGAAAAGCCACTTGACTTCCTTTGCGAAGCTTTTGCTTGGGGCTACCTCCCATGGGATTTGGCTGCAATTTCAGCATATTACGTCGGAGATAGGGAAAACGCCCTTATTTACGGAACTAAGGCTTTGGAGCTAGAACCTGAAAATGAACGACTTCAGGCAAATATGAGGTATTACGAACAAAAAGATTAATTTTTCTCTTTTTGCGTGTGATAGGCATCTACAGCATTTGCACTAGTTCTACTCTGCCAAGTAAAATGGCAATCGTCACAGCGTACAATACGCATTGTTGCCCATCTTCCTCCGTCTGGGCGCTCAACAGTTGCTGTCTTTAGTTTGTCAGTTTTTGCTCGGCAATAGGGACATAAAGGGAAACGCTTGTATCGCATTTCTTGTCCGTCCCAATTTACAGACAGAGTATTTCTAATTTGTTTGTAATCAAGACCGCCCCAGATGCCCCAAAGTTGCTTATTGTCCAGTGCCCATTTGGCGCAATCCTTACGCACAGGGCAAGAGCCGCAAAGTTTCTTTGCTTCATATTGCTGAGAAGGTTTGTTGGCAAAAAAGTTGTCTATTTTGTCAGCGTTTTCTGGCTTTCCGCACTCTGCATCTTCATGCCAGTCAGGACTATTAAGAAACAAAAGGAACCTCCACAAATGTGGCATCCCAGTCGTATAGCTCGTTGTCTAGCTCGCAGTAGACGGGGTATCTTTCATCGTCATCCTCAAAGTAATACCCGCCTTTGCTAATCCAACCCGAGTCAATAAGCCGAAAGGCCTCGCCAAGCGAGTCTGCCACACCTTCGAGGCGGAGCTGCTTAGCGAGGGCCTTCTTGGCAATCTCATCTTGGTCAAGATAGATGTGCTCCGTGAGGTAGAAAACTACGGAATCGGAGTGTATTTTTCTGGGAAAATCATCGCCTTCCCATATAAGCCATACTGGCTCTGCGATTGTCTTCTTACGTCTCACATATAAAACTTATATGTGACTTAAGATAACTTTACCGTAAATTACAAAATTAGTTTACTGGCCAAACGTAGTCGTATGTATCTGGTCTAGCACCAGTGTCTTCTGGCCACCCAAACTGCGAATACCACTCGTAGTCTTTGTTAAGTAGTGCCATACGGTGGCTAGATGCTATTTGGTCAAAAAGCTCTTTGTCTTTCATCCATGCAGGTAGACGGTGACTGTCTTGGGTAATACGGCCCAGTTTGACGGCTTGGATGTATGTCGTGACAGCTTTCTTGCCAATCGTAGACTTATAGCCGCGCTTCTCCCACTCCATGACCATCTTGACGATGTAGACAGTGAGAGCACCTTCGTGCCCTCGCCACATCTTAACAGCGGGGTGGTTACGCCAGCCTTTAGCTGTGCGGTGGTTGCCCTGTGGGTCCAGTTCCACAAGGTTCATTAGGATTTGCCAGCCCTCTAGGGCCTGCTTGTTTAGTCGTGCTCGGTCTAGGACCTGTGCAGTATCCGCCGAGCCAAGTAGCGGTACAAATGTTTGCATAACTATAAGGTAGCAGTAACTTAAATATTTGTCAACTAAAAACCAAAAGGCTTTGCAACACTCTGCTTTACAGAACCAAACACGGTTACCACAAATGTAGTACCGTCCATGTTCTGTGCAATGTCTGCAAGGTTTTTAGCTTCTGGGTAAGAGACTTTTAGCTCTAGGTTTACGTTATCTTCTACAGAATCCTCAGGGAGATTTAGGAAACTAGCTATACGCTTTATTGCTTCCTGCTTAGCTTCCGTGACATCGTCTGCAGAAATTTTAAACTCAAAAGAAGTTCTAACCACGCTCATTATCCCTTCCTAACTCGCTTCTCTAGCTTGTAGGGAGAATAGGGGGTGCCGTCTATTTCTGGCAACTTTCCGTCTGTGCTCTTGACGTAGATTTCTCCATAACGAACTCCAACCACCTTGCCGCGGCGACCATTGTGGATGGGTCCTGCGTCACCCGAATAAGCATCTGACTTAACTCTGACTTCGTCTGTGACGACAATTTGCCCAGGTTGTACTGGAATCCATACGTAGTCGTCATCATTCTCCTCTACTGTAAGCTGGTGACCCTTTATTAGCTTAGGAAGAATGTCGGCAATCTCGTCAATCATCCCATCGCTAAGCTTAGGCAGGTCCTTCCAAGTCTCTAAAAGCTTTAGGATAGCCTTACCTGAACCAACTTTAACCTTAGCGGCTTGCAGCTGTTCTTTAATCCACTCGTCATTAATTTCTGGCATTTATACTCTCTCCTTACTAGAGTCTAGCATTTGTTCAATTAATTGTTCCTTGGCTTCTGATGAACTAGGGAAATAATCCATGTAAGAGTTCCTCTGAGTAGAGGCTAAGGTCTGCCTCTGAGCAGGGGACATATCTTCTACTTGATAGCCCAGCATTGCCCAAGAAGAGCTGAAGTCTCTAGTTTCGGGCCAATATGTCACTATAGGCGTAGAAGTATTTAAGGCCTGAGATATTCGGTAATTCCACCAAATAATGTCGTTTCTCTCTTGAGGGGGTAGGAGCAGACCTACGCTGTTTTCAATAACTTCTTTTGCATATTCGTCATTTGTTTTACGACCAATCTTTGTGTTCTCTTGCGGAAAAGACAAAGTTTTGCTTATCGAGCTAATCCAAGAATTTTTTGGACTTTCTACGGCCCAAATATCTTTTCTACCGATTCTTGCTGGCTCAGGGTCAATCAGAAAAGAATCTAAATATATGGGCGTAAGATTTTCTGCAGAGGAGAAAGAAAGTATAGACGCAATCTTTTCTTCAGAGTTCCACGGCAAATAGGGATAAAGAATTTCTGGCCACTCGGAAACCATCATGTGGGCCGTGGCTTTTTCTACGAAAGTTTTATTTCTTTTGGCTGCCTCAAAGCCCTCTCTCCGAGAGTAAAAGTCTCCAAGAAGTATCGAGGGATTTTTAATGACAGCATTAATACTATTTTTGTATTGCCAAATCTGGGGACTGTCCACGACCAGTTTAAGTTTTGGAGAATCAAACATCAAAGAAAGAACGTTTAACGCACCATAAATTTTGTTTGCACTTAGTGCAGTGGGAGGCATGAATCCAAAAATAATTAAATCAAAGTTTTCTAAATCTCCCCTCTTCCAGTTAACGCTGGGGGAAGACCAAGTAATCTCGGCATTAGCCGACAGGGCATCCTCAAGGATGCTAAAGATTGTCACGTTTTCAGGTCTCTTACAGTGATGAGACCCCATTCCAGTGAACAGTATTTTCATGTTTGCCTCGATTAATTTAAGCGGGGCACCCGAAGATGCCCCGCTTTAATCAACTAGAAAGGAGCGTCCTCGCTAGCACTTACAGGAGATGCAGGTGCTGGAGCGGGAGCTGGGGCAGCCGCAGCAGGTGCAGGTGCAGGTGCTGGAGCTGGTGCAGCAGCAGCTGTTGTTGCAGCAGCTGGAGCTGAAGTGGACGGGTAGTAGCTCTTAATTTCGTTGCTTGGCTTACCCTGATAAGTGCGAATTGCGACCTTACCGCGGAAAGTCCTTCCAACAAGAGCCTGCTCCACCTGAGCTGGTGAAGGGTTTGCCATCCAGTATTCCTTGCTGAGCCCTAGTGCAGAGCCCTTTGCAAAGAAGATGTTCATTGCAGTTTCGTTGTCTGGTGTGACAACCCACTGGTCCCAAACGCGGCGGCTAGAGTGTGGACCACCCTGAACCTCGTTAGTTAGCTTGAACATTAGCTTCCCTGTGGAAGCAGTAGTAGCGTTGGCCTCTAGGACCTTGAACTCGTAGTCACCCTCTGGGAGTGGCTCGTAGTTTGTCTTTGCAGCAGCATCGCCAGCCTTCTGGACGAGTGCAGCAAAATCAACTGTATTACTCATTGGTATTAACCTGCCTTCTTAGTTGTTGTTTCAGCCTTCTTCTCTCCGAAGACCATGTCCAGCATGCGTTCGACCCCAAGGTCTTGCTGCTGTACTACCTTACCTAGACGCCCTTGAACGCGCTCGCCAGCCTCGTACTCTGGAGTACGCTCGACGTACATGCGGCGTACCTTGAACGGTGCCTGTAGGGGGTCTGGATTTGGTTCCGTCTCCACCACAATTGCTCCAAGGATGTCATAGAAATATGGGGCCTGAATTGCTAGCTGGCCCTGAAGGTAAGGACGGTAAACGCCATCCTGACCCTTACGTGCCATAGCAGTCAGAATCACAGCTTCTAGGGGCTGCGTTGGGTGCATCGTTAGGTCTCGGAGGTCACGAAGTAGTGCACCCATGTGGCGAAGTAGCTCGCCCCACTGCTGCATCTTCATCTGCTCTGTACCTGCGATATTGTCCATGCACTTGACCTGAAGCTCCGAGATGGAGTCAATAATCAAGGACTTGAACTGGTGCTTACCTGACTGTAACCACTGGAAAGTCTTCATGACAACGTCGTATTCGTTTACCTTGACTACGACAGTGTCCCAAGTCCCATCCGCTAGTGGCGGTTCCTCAGTCATGGGGTCCCAATACTTGATGTTGATTGGCAGGAAGCGGTGTCCTCCCTCAACGTCGAGCATTAGGCGTGGGTAAGGTGCCGTGACTGCAAAGCTGGACTTACCAACCTTGGACTCGCCATAAACCATAATTGTTAAACTGCGTTCCACGTCTGACATATTTACTCACTTCCCTTCTGTTCTTCGATTCCGTAATATCCGTAAGGGTCGGCGACCGCAAACGCATCGCTAAGTGCTGCTTCGGCGGCGGAACCGTCGTCGAATAGTGGGCAAATAGCGAAGAATTGACACTTCCACTTGCAGTCCCTGCTTGGCTTAGGGTATGCATGGCGGAAGTGACTCTCTCCTTCATCCAACGCCTCGCGGACGTCGAGCATGTCAGAGAGCACTCCTTCTAGCTGGTCTAGAAATGCACGGAGTGTAAACCTGTTGTGTCGAACTTCAATCTGGTCATAGAACGGTGGCTTTGCATAAGCACCACGCTTAACCTTTCGGAGCATCGTAAAGATAGCACCGTCAGTGCGCTCACCTGTTTCGCCTTCTTGGACTTCGTCTAGAAGCATATAAGTCTTTACCTGCTCGTTCATATGTGCCTGAGCACCAAAGTCAGCAAAAGACCCGCCGACTGTCTTAAAGTCACGAATCATACGAGCACCGTCAATCTTACGACGAACACGCATATCAATCTTTCCCTGAAGAATGACCTTGCCATCCATCATTGGACGCTCAAGAATTTCCTCGGTAGAAATCAAGTCAAGCTCAGCGTCAATGCCCTCCTGCTCTACCCACTCTAGGTAGCCTTCCAACATCACGCGACCGAGGTCTGCATCTGCCTCTAGAGAAGAAGTGTCTCTAAACTCTGCTTGCATCTTGTCCATATCTTCTTTGACAAGGTCTGCATGAGCTTCTAGCAAGTCCTGTCCAGTTGAATAGTGCCTGTCAAGTGCTTCGTGTATGCGGGAGCCTAGAGCTAAGGCACCAGTAAATTCTGTAACCTTTGGCTTTAGACGGCGGTAGTAGGTCAACCACCAACGCCTGCGGCAATCTTTAAATGTTTGAATCTCGGAGTTAGAGATTCTTACAGGGGTTGTCTGTACATCTGTCATTAGCTATCCTTAAGGATTTTTAGTAGCTGCTCTTTATCACGAACAATCTGTTGGAAATTGTAGTCTTTAGCTCCCAAGGTCTCAATAACTTTTTCCTCTACAGTTCCTTCGGTCACGTAGTCAGTAATGAGGATTGAATCGTGAATCTCAGAGCCAATGCGGTGAACGCGGTCCAGAGCCTGCTTGTAGTCAACAAGAGACCATGGCCTCTGAAGCATAACAAGTCGGCGTGCTGCTGTCAAGGTGACACCAACACCGCCAGCCTGAGCAGTGAATAGAATCCACTTAGTCTTACCAGACTGGAAATTATCGATTGCCTGCTGTCGCTCCATTTCATTCTGAGCACCAGTAATCAATCCATGGCTAATGTTTTCCTTCTCCATACGAGCACTAAGAAGCTCTATGAGCTGTCTAGACACTGCACAGACAGCGACAGAGTCGGTTCCAAAGTCGCCGTTCTTGATGTCATCCATTAGAGCATCGACCTTACAGGAGGGGTCCGACAATAACATTTTTTCTTCGCCATCTAAAAGTTCAATCTGGCCGTAAGCACTGGCAAACTGAATCAGCCTGCCCATCTGCACCATAGGATTGGGTGCCACTATCATGTCTCCAGATAGAGCGCCTGCATCCATTTCTCTCTGAAGCTCTTCTTCAGAAGTGTCTTCCAACATAGACATCATATTTTCCAACATCTGCTTGTAAGCCTTGGCCTGCTTGGCACCCATTTCGACATCTCTTCTGTCAGTCATAACTTCTGGCAACCAAGGAAGCACCTTAGCCTTAAGCATTCTTCGCATACGAGGGTTAATCCCAGCAAAAAATTCTGACTCCATAGCAGGCTTAAGCCCGAGGACCATCATGGCACCAAATGCATTTTGATAGGTGTCCACATATCGGTCAATAAACTTTGTCTTACTTGGCCACTCCCTGTCGTCTAGCCAGTGAAGAATTGGCCAGAGGTCTACAACGTTGTTAGCTATGGGAGTTCCTGTTAAAGCAAATCTAATATCTGCATTCCCAGAGGCTGCCCACAAAGCGCGAGTCTGCTTAGACTTTGGTTCCTTGGAGCGGTGAATTTCGTCAGCTACAACAGACTTAAAGTTAATTTCATTTAGCTCTCTCGAGTGAACCTCACATCGGGAAGGGGTTACCTTAGTGTCATGACCTCCGCAGTCAACACAGCGGGCAAGTGCAACAGAGCCGTACGGTGCCAACCTTGAGTGAGTTCTTAGGGACTCCCAGTTAATTACGTAGACCTGAGCTTCGTGGTCAAACGCCTTGCGACGCTGAGTTGCCGTGCCCTTGACTACCTGAACATCAACTCCCGGCCACCAACGGTCAAATTCTCTTTCCCAGTTTGTCTTTAGCGTGTTGGGGCAAACTATCAAAGCAGGGAAAACTTCTTCGCCACTGTCATGGAACTGCTTTAGTGCTCTAATCGCCTGAGCAGTCTTGCCTAAACCAGGTTCGTCGGCCAGTAGTCCTCGTCTAGCTTTAACCATCCACTCAACGCCAGACCTTTGATGCGGAAATAAGTCTTCATCGCCGCTTTCAGACGACTCTAGCTCTCGTAGTACGTTGCAAGGGTCAATTCTGTTGGCTTTTTCCTCTACAGCCCACTTTGCCAGCTCGGGGCCAATCTCTAGCTGTTCGCCAAAGGTCGAGCGGAGAGATAGGCAACCAGTCCAAGAGACTGGAATACGCCAAACATTCTTATTGCTGTCCCACTTGGCACCCGGGAGAGCCCTACATACCTCTTTTAAACGCCATTCAGCATTTATAATGATGTGGTTGTCTTCTAATTCCACAAAAACGCCCAACAGGGCCTCCATTCCGTCACTACGTATATATTATCACAGAAAATGTCTGTTTGTGTGATTTTTTCTGATAATAACTAACTTTCTAGAAGTTTTATTGGCTTCCAGCCCGTTTTTACAAGCCTAAGTAGGCCATGTCTAATGGCATCTAGGGCGTGTCCGCCCCCTCCAACGTGCCAATATTCGAGTTTTTTAAGCTTTTTATTGTCAAACATACTCATTGCATCCGCAGGAGCTTGAAAGTAGACATCATCTATAGGCCTACCATTGTCGTATAAGCACTGCTTAACAATTCCAATCACCTCTAGAGAAAAAGGCGCTTGAGAATTGCGAACAGTCTGAGCATTGATAATAAATCGTTCACAGACTACATCTACGTGATGTCGCTTTTCAGGAGACCACAGGACGCTCCGTACGGTCTCAGCGACTTCATGCTGCTCTAGCTCTTTGGACCACTCTAAAACAGGCTCAGAGGCGTCCTGACGGCTAAATAGGGCCATCCCTGTAGTCTTACCGGGGTCAATTGCTAAAACATATGTAGTCATTTTTAGCCTTTCTACGCATACTTCGCACCCCAATTCTCTAGAGGGCCATCAGCATCCGCGGTGAGCGGCACTGCCCACCCTTCAGTTGTAGTCATGCACTTCTTAACTAGCTCTTTGACTTCTTCAGCGTCCTCGCGAGGTGCATTAAGAACTATCTCATCATGAACAGGGACAATTAGCAAATCGGTTAGGTCTGCTTGGTCTAGCTTCACGAGGTTAGACTTAAAAATTTCCGCAGCACCGCCCTGAATTAAATAGTTGACTAGTGTGTAGACGCGGTCTTCGTCACAAGGGAGCCTTCTGCCAGTCCATGTATTAACGTATCCCTGACCCTCAGTTTGTAGTCTTTCAAGACCCTTCTTTTCTACGGCCTTCTGGAATAGCTGCATGCCCGGATAGCTGTCATCAAAAGCGTTAGATACTGCACGCATCTGTTCTTCTGGTACGCCAGCTGTAAGTGCCTGCTTAGCAACACCTGCACCATATAGACGCCCATACACAACGCCCTTAATCAAGTTACGTCTCTTATCAGACTTCACCATCGATGGGTCCTGATAGACCTCCCTACCAATCTCGGTAAATGGGTCAGAGCCAGTCGCGTCTGCACGCAAGAATAGCTGAATCAGGTTTGGGTCTTGAGACAGGGTTGCAAACATGCGGAACTCGACTTGGTCAAGGTCGGAGGTAATAATTACGTGGTCATCATCCTTAGGGAGGAAGGCACGACGAACTACGTCATCCCCCTTAGGCAATGTCTGTAGTGCAGGGTTCTGGATAGACATGCGTCCAGTGCGAGCACCCATGGTGTTTACGGATGGGTGAACAAATCCGTCGATGTTGTCGTTAATAAAGTTTAGGAAATAAGTATTAGCAAGCTTGAGTGCTTGGCGGTAGTTAAGAGTGGTCTTAGCTAACTGCTGAGCCTCGGCGTTGCCATCACGAACAATCATCTTTAGCTGGTCGGCATTAGCAGACTTCTGACCTTTTTCAGTTCTTTCGCTAATTTCTACCTCTAGCTTTTCAAATTGTGAAACTAGCTGCTGATTGCTGCCAATGCCTATCCCATAAGTGCTCTTAGCCCAATCAGCTGCTTCACTGGTGTACTTAAGCAAGTCATCGTACTTCTGCTTTGAATACTCCAAATCTAGACGAGCACCGTTTAGCTCCATTTGAGTAGTTATGCGACGAGTATTCATTTCGAGTTCGTATGCATAGTGGTAAGGCTTTCCAGGGGCACACTTTTCCCAGAACTTTTCAAACAGCTTCATTGTCAAAACTGTATCGAGAGCACCGTAAGACCAGTAGGGCTCGAACTTTACGGGAACTGTCCCCCAAGTCCAACCATTCTCCGAGAGAGAGACATCGAGCAAGCTTTGCAGTGCGGCAGCCCTCGGGTCAACAAACATTTCCGTAAGATTTTTGAGAGCACCAGAGCCCAGTGGGTCAATGAGCTTTGCCATAAGCATGGTGTCATGGGCACGGTGCCAAGGCATCTTCCACGTTGACTGTTGGTCAAACCACTTAGCCTCGAAGGCGATGTTGTGGCAGACAATGGGACCGTCAAATCTATTCATCGAATCATAGAAGACGCCCTTCCAATCTTCCCAAGGGATAGACCATCCCTGACGCGCATCTCCAACCTGAACCAGACGTAGACGTCCGTGCCAAGGAGAAAGTGCGTCTTTACGAGGATTTCCTGGAAGCTCGCCAGTCTCTGTGTCAATTGCTATGGCGTTCATTGGACGCCGCTCTCCGAGCCAGCGAATAAAGTCGTGAGCTTTTTCTACTGAATCAACTAGGTGGAGTTGAACTCCTTCTAGTCCTTCTGTCATTTAGTGTCTCTTCCTAAGGGATTATTTCGACATTATACACTTCTGCAATGTCTGAGTCCACCTTAGCAGCTTGTTGCAGCAAACGCTGCGCGACACTCGTTAAATAATAAGCGCCGTTGTCATCATATTTATATAGGGCATCTAGGACAGCGTTTGGCTGGTCACTTACTTGGGCCCAGTACCTGTACTTTTCTGGGAAAACTAAATCTAAGCTGTCATCTGGTTGACACTCTTCGCATGCCACTGCTCTTCTTAGTAGGTCTTCTGCTGGTGCCTCAGTCAGTTTGTATTTAGAGACAAGAGAGCAAGCAGCTCCGTGGAACATAAGCGAAACGCCAATGCGAGACAGGATGTAGGAGCCACTCTCTGTTTTATATAGCTCGAACTCAATCCAGCGGTGAGCTCCCCTGCGTTCCGACGTGGACTTGGCGAGCAGAGTACCGTTGAACTGGAGTGTCCTATCTCCGTCTTTCACTGAGTACATTATTTACAAAGTGTTGCTTGGAGGTAGTATCGTCTTATCAAACGTAGAAAGTAGCAATTGAAGACCCATATATGCTACGCCACACTTGTTGTACGTAGTTTCGCTAGGTCTGTCGTCTGCATCTCTTAGAGCAGTGGAGGCCTCGTCTAATTTGTTGGCTAGAGCTTCAAAGTATGAACCCAAAGCAGCCTCGTCTACTGCTCTAACCTCAGCCATTGTTGTCTCTGTCTCGGAAAGAACTGTAGTTCCATCTGTATCCATCACTTGACGAAATATAGAAATAACTGAAGATTCATTTTCTTTAACTACATATTGAATAGTTGCCATTGTCTATTTGTCCTTACTTTCTTTTAGGTATTCTACTTCACTCTTTAGCTCTTCTACTTGACTTGAAAGCTCTTTAACCGCGTTCAACAAGACAGGTATAAACCTGTTGTACTGTACCCCATAGGCTGCTTCCCCATTAGGCAATTTTTCAGAGCCATCAGCAGATACAAAATAATCAGAAAGTTCTGGATTAGTACTATCTAAAGTTTCTTTAACTTGCTGAGCAATAACACCAAGATTTTTCTTTTTCTGAGAATCATTTATCCATGAAAATTCCACTGAATCTAGGCTATTTACAAAGTCTAGTCCCAATGAAGAGTTAGAAATATCGGTTTTTAGTCTCTCGTCAGACGTTGAATAGACACTTCCTCTGACAAAAATTCCAGTAAAAGCATCTCCTCTAATGTTGTATGAATAAGCGTTACCAGTAGCAATACCAGAAACACCAAAGCTACCGTCAATAAATGCGCCCCATGAGGCATTTTTAAGCTCGGCTTCAACACCAGAGCTGTATCTCATTCTCAGAGAGGCTGTTGATTGATTTAGTTCCAATCTAGGGAAACTAGAACTAGTTCTAATTGTTCCACCAGTTAGAGTTCCAGCAACAGAAACGTCATCTAGGTAGGAAACACCATTTGAATAGAATCTAAAGGTGGTCCCACCACCGCCATCAAAAGAAACAATTCCAGGATACGGATGGTCTTTTCCTCTAATTTCAATACGAGCCGTTCCAGCATCTCCCGTTTTAATTAGATTGGACAGGGTTAGGTCAGACTCTAGTTTGGCAGCAGTAACAGCCTGAGCCGCAATTGCCTCTGCTGTAATTGCACCAGCATCAATTTTGTCTGCAGTGATGGCATCAGCAGCAATTTTTACTGCAGTAATTGCACCTGCATTAATCTTGTCTGCAGTAACAGCGTTAGCTGATATTTTGTCTGCTGAAATAGCGCCAGCCGCTATGGTGGCTGCTGTTACAGCATTCGCTCCAATTTTTCCAGCAATGATAGAGCCAGCCGCTATTTCATTTGCCCCAATAGCGTTAGCAGCGATGGCTGACTGCACAATAACATCATTTCCAAAAAGATTAGACGCATTAATTGCACCACTTGCAAGGGCACCAGCGGGCACAACGCCTCCGTTAAATGGCCAGTTGGTTAGGGTTGAGTTGACAATATCTGCGTCAACAAGAGGCTGAACTTGAGCAGTCACTTGGGCTGAAGGGTTGCTCTCTACTCCTGCTGTGTCGGAAACTGTAATTTTAAAGTAATAAGAGTTGCTGTACGTTAGGTCAGTAATTACAGCAAATGCTTCAATACCTCCAAAGACCCTAACTCGCTCAACTAAGTTAGAAGGCCCCGGCGTGAATCCGCTGGTAGTTGACATATAAACGTTTAACGAAACAATGTTGCTAGGAGCAGCTACTGTACTGACTCCTGTAGATAGACGACCGTCCCAAGAAACAGTAATTGTCCCTAGACGACTAGTAGCTGTTGGCGCAGTCGGCGGATATGTAGTGTGGTCGCCTGATGAAAGTCCAGTAGTGTGGGTAGCAGTTGCTGCAGTAGAGTCTTGCAGTCCCGAATCAAAAGCATAGACTTCGAAATAGTAGAGAGTGTTTTGCGTAAGATTTGCGTCATCGTCAAGGGTATAACTAGTGATGGTAGAGTCAAAAACAGTTTTTGAACGCCAGTCTTCAGAAGCACTTCTTCTCCACCTAATCTTGTACCCAGCTAGGTCTGTTATAGGGTCACCAGACGCGCTAGTTGTGGGAGCAGTCCATGACAAAGTTACTATCGCATAAGGAGCATAAGTAGCACCCGCTAAGCCTGCCTCGCTAGTGACAGACAAGCTGGTTACTGGTGATGGCGGGTCCCCGTCTTGGCCGACAGAAACACTTGGAGTGTAGTCAACCCAACGAATTCCGTCCCAGTAGTAAGTCTTGTCGTTCGAGCTGTCAACCCAAATAGAGCCATCTTGGGCCCACTCTCTGGCAACAGGGAAAACATAAACACTTGCACTAGAAACGTCTACTGTTCCAGTAGGGCTAGCTACTCCCGCAGACAGCTCGTACTCAATGGTAGTGCTAGTTACAGCTGTTACAGCAAACAGCCCGTCTGCCCCATAGAGAGTAGAGTTCTCAGAAAATATATCTACGTTAATAATGTCGCCAACTTCAAAGTGGTGAACTGCATTCATAGTTAGCGTCACTGTAGTGCCCGTGGCAGAGTAAGAGTCAACTTTTCTACGAGTCTGTAGTCGTCTTCTAGAACTCCATGTAGTCGGAGCAGCTGTGTCGGGCTTAAAAGTGTACGTATTTGAAATAGTTACGCCAGCCAACTGGTCACTAGTAGGGTCATGTCTAGTGGTGCCGTTAGGTAGGGTTCTCCCTGTCCAAGGAGGAGTGTCCACCTCGAGGATAGTAAAGTTATCTCCATCAACATCAATTGGCTCGTTGCTTGCCCAGTGGATTCCAGAAACCTCGATGCGGTCACCAACTTCGGCTCCAAGGTCAGACTCCAAATAAATTTCTACGCGGTCAGTAGAGTAGCCAACAGCCTTGGGGTAAATGTAAGCATCTTGAATTTTTCTGAACTGCCAAGGAGCAGACGCGCTAACTACAGTTTCTGGCGACGGAACTACTGCATCAGGGTCTACTAGTGCTTCTACTTGGCCGCTTGTAAGAAGGTTTACTGGCCTAAGCTCTACAGAGCGAATGCGCTGGTCTAGACGGCTCATTAGAGTCGTCAGTTTTCTACGTCGTCTTCTAATCCCCATTGAATGGCTTCCCGTCTATGATTGTTACTCCAGAGATAGGTATTGATGGCTCAGTTACTAGCTCTAGTCCGACTTCTTCTGGATAACTGGGGGTGTCAGGAACACTCACCGTGTACGAAATAATTTTCCTGACCAAAACGCCCGAGTCGCTTCCGTAGTCTTGCTCTAAATAGCTGTCTGCTCTTAACGAGACAAAGTCATCATTTAACTTTACAGAACACCAGTCGCCCGGCTTGTACGAGCCAAGCTTAGGGAATGCAGACCCATTTACCGAGATAGTGAAGGTACTAATTGGTGGTACGGACTCTTCCAAAAGACGAGAAGCTTGCTTCCACAAAACCGTTTCATCTGCAGCGTCCAAATCATCCGTTGCATCCAGAATTGGCCAGCCTTCTCTAAGTAGCTTGTGATTTGAAGCAGCAGAGTATGGCTGGCTGGCATCAGAGTTTAATCTAGAGTCTTTACCCTGAACAAAGAATCTGGTTGCAGAATCTTCGGCACTTTCTGCAAATTGAGCTTCGACAATATTTCCGGGATACTCAAAGATTAGGGACTCTGCTCCATAAGCACTAGCAGGAATTGGTCCCGAGTAGCCGTCTACTTGCCCCGCCAGCCAAGTGGTTAGGCTAGGTGGAATGAGCGGCAAAAAAGTAAAATACTTTTTAAAGGTTGAAGTTGATGTGTCATACTCACAATCAACTCGATATTCAAACCCATTAGGCTTAGTTGCATAATCTTCAAAAACCTCTGCAACAGTTTTAAGTTCATAGCCTCTAATCACGGGGTTAGCTTGAAGATTGCTGCTAAATGTAGAGTTCCTGCTTAAGTCGTAGCCTATGTCACCCAAAGTGGTGTGCTCTCCAAAAGTTCCGTACTGGACTGAAGCCCTTCGCTTCATTGTTGGGGGGAAGGTAGTAGAGGTGGTTTCCGTGTAGCTTGTGCCAATATCGGCACCAATACTTACTACGCGAACCTGAGTTAGTGAAGGTGCATCGTATACAGTGGCGTATCCGTCAAAAGTTTGGCTAATGTTTTCTAGCAAAACAATGTCGTCTTTTACGTAGGGGTGGTTAGTTGTTGTAGTTAGGGTAGCTAGATTTCCAGCTCTAGAAAATTGACTTACTGTTTCAGGGAAGTCAGCTTCAGAAGTGGTGCCGATGTCACTTCCTGTGTTTGAGTAAGTCACTGTGTAGTCATCTACTACCGAAAGCACTACAGCCTCTGGATTATCAAAGTCAGCGTCTGCTGTAACTCCCGAAATAATAAACTTTTGTCCCTCGGTTAGTTCGTGTTTTCTATCCATGGTGACAGTAGCTACATTTGAACTTCTAGATACAGAAGCAATCTCATTGAACAAGTCAATACCAGGGCGAATCTCGTCGTTGGCAAAGTCAAAGTCAAAGAGGTCAGTGTTTAGCTCTCGCAAAAGGTCTTGGGCATATTGATAAGTATCTTGGCGGGTCTCTACAGTGAGAGGGTTTTCTTCGCCAAAGAACTGGTCTGGAATTGTCTTTGTATTGTCAGGATTGGACACATCGACATATTCTGCATCTACAGTAATAACAGAATGTCCATTGCCGTCATCGCCCACCGTCAAAACGGTAAAGTAGCCGTTATAGAGGGTGTACCCTTCGCTCCAGTAGATATATACAGGTTCTCCGACAGTGAAGTCATACTGCCCATACCTGAGGGTAACGGTTAAAGTTCCGTTTTCTACTGCACCTACGGCCTCGTAAGAGCTGTTCCAAGTCTTCCAGACAACTCGGTGAGACAGGTAGCTTGTAAATTCTGCGGCTGAAACAGAAAGCACCTTGTCAATCAAGCTGTACTCGCGGGACCAGATTATGCCTCCCCATACGCAGACGCCGTTACGTACTACGTACAGAGCTGTTTTAGCTGGAAGAGTGTTCTCGTAAACATTTAGGTTGTAAGTATCTTCGGTGATAGCAATGTCACCAGTAAAAGTTCCAGCCTCGGTCAATGAGCGAGAGTAGGAAACGCTTCTAAAGGGGATTTCAGCAAGAAGCTCGTTAGTCATAAGGTCGCAAACAAAGTAGCGGTAATCTACCGCTCCTTCAACGCCTTCAGTTCTTACTGCCATCTTTTGTCCTTGAGTGTCTTTGTATTAGTTTATCAGCTAGCCAATCCAACCAGAGCGGTAGTAGATTGTGGCACTGCCTCCAGTTGGAAAATCTTGAATGGTG